TTGTGGATTTTGGTAATGATAGTCATGGAAAATGATGCGGTGCCTCCTGAGTTAATCTTGAGTAAAAACCTCAGGGGCACCGCATTTTGCCTGCAACGTGCGGACAAATGTTTTTTCCAGTTTCAGCTTTTCGGAACGCATCTGGAATAGAAGCTCACGATCGGCTGCTATTTTAGCCGTCAGCTCTGCGATTTGCTGGGCGTTGGATTTGTCCAGCAGCTCATGACAAGCTGCCTGTGCGCTCGTGCTGTTGGCTTGCCCCAGCCCCTGCGCATACGCGCTGTAGATGCGGCGGATCGGCCCGTCATCGTGGAAGTTATCCATTGTCAGGCTCAAGCTGACGGGGACGCCGGGAAGCGCTTCCATGAGGGCTTCCAGACAGGTTTGCATGGTGTCGTTTTTCATAGGTGTGGTGTGTGGTTATCGGTTCCAAAAAGTATCAAGGTTAGGGCGGCCCGGTTGGGTGTTGCGTTTTCCACTGCGCCAGAGGCTGGCGGATCTCATTTCCTCGCCGACTACGGCGTAGGAATCCCCGTGTCGGGTGATGAGGTTTATGGCGTTGTCGGCGAAGTTTTGGTTCACCTTGATGGTCAAATCCAAAGCCTCCGTGAATTGGTAGAGCTTGCGGGCTTTGGCCTCTTTGGCGGTGATGAGATTCCAGGGTGCGTGCATGGTGGTGGTGGGTAAAAGGGTTCCCTCCCGTGGTTCTTCCTCCACGGGAGGGCCTCCCCTTTGGGCGGTGGCTCGCTGTTAGTGATGAGGGCACAGCGCCCGTTCGGGAAAATCAGTCCGGATCCTGTCTTTGCCTTTCCTCCTCCCATTCGGCGAAGTTCCGCCGGTCTTTTACCTCCGCGAGAATGAATGCCAGCAGCAGCCCGAGGGCTGGCAGCATCAGGATTCCGCAATCTATGATGGTGTCGATATCAGGGTTGATCATGGTGGTTGTCTTGTTGTTGGCGGTGGGCGAGGCTGGCGAGGTCGGCGGCGCGCTTGAGACGGTGCCAGCGGACCTCTTCCCGGTGCTTGGCGTCGGCGAATAGGTGGATGCCCCACGCAATGGCGGCCAAAATCAGAAAGGGCCAAAGGCTCAGGATGTCTTCGAAGTAGATCATGGGACGGGTTGGGTTTCGGGTTGGGTTTTGCGGTGGCGGCATGCGTTCAGGGCGAGGTATTTCCGGCATTTGCTGGCCACGTAGACCAGCCCCAGCCCCTTGTGCCGCTCACGGGCGGCCATCAGGTTGCCGACGTTGGCGGCCTCATGGCTGGTGAGGAGCCGCAGGGAGATGCCGGCGCGCTCCGCCAGTTGGACGCGGCTGAGGTAGATGGCTTCGTCAGGGTCATGGATCATGCGGACTGCCCCCCTTCCCGTGCGGCCAGCATAGCGTCGGCCATCCTATAACACCAAGCCGCCGCGAGTTCATCATTTGACAGGCTCGGATCAGGATTTGCTGTGCTTCCTGCCAAAGCCTGCCCAGCGAACCAATCGCGGAGGGCCATTCCTGGTGAAACATTGATCGAGATGATTCCTTCCGGCATGTTGTAGGTTGGGACTTGCGGAAAAGCTGGCCCACCGTTTTTGATAGCGGGAGCACTCATGAGATCCTGGCTCCTTTCCGTTGGTTGCCGCCACGTGGGCGGGTGGGCTTGATGTCAAGGCGGGGGGTTAAAAGCGCGGTGAAATGCTTCCTGACGAGTTGCGATGCGGTCAGGTCCTGCGACTTGGCCGCTGCGATAAGGCTCTCACGCAGCGCCCGTGGTAATCGGATCGTGAGACTTGCGTTTTCTTGGTCGAGTTCCATAGGGTGGTGGTTTGTGTGTAAGCTTGTGTAAGACACAATAATCATGCCGTCAAATAAAATCTTGAATTTTTCTTAGTGTGTCTTACATTGCCCGATGGCAACCAAACGAAAAACACCTCCCCAACGGGATAAAGACAACGCGACCTTGACGATTTCGCTCCCAAAAGCACTGAAGGAAGAAATCGAAAAGGCCGCCCGCAGCGATAACCGATCTACCAGCAACTTCGTAACGACGGAGCTGGCAAAATTGTTAAAAGCTCTCGGAAAGCTTTCCATCCTCGCCTTCGCGGCCTTCCACCTGGCCCGCACCCCGTCCGACTGGAGCCAAAAGGCGCTAGTAAAGACGGGCAAGGCGGCGATTTCCTTCATCGGGAGGGCGCTGGCGTAAACGATGGGAAGTGATAGGGCTTGCATGGGCCCATGATCGCCCGCCTGTCCGGCAGTGCCAGCCCGTGCCGGTCTGACCGTGGCTTACCGGGGATGCCCCGGGCTTCCCGATTATTAATTTGACGCCAGCATGTCAGGCTGTCAGGCTGGTCTGTAACCATGAAAAAATCCATCCAATCTTTGTTATTGTGCCTGTTTTGCCTCTGCCTGACGTCCTGCGGGACCATGAATTACATGGTGGACGAATACTCCGGAGTAAAAATCATCAAACACCAAGCGCCGGAAATGACGGTGCGGATCTTTGACCGTCCGGATCACGGGAAACTGATGATCACGCCTACCCTCGGCAAAGCTGCGGCGCTGGGTGCCGGTGCCGGGATCACGCTGGGGATCTGGACGCCGGGCATAGATCCCTTCCCCATGCAGCAGGCCGCCCAACATTATCTGGACTCCAAGGGTAAATTCCGCATCACCAGCGGCAAGCTGCTGGTGAAACCTCAGTGGGAATTCACCTACGAGCCGACACGGTAATCCCATGGCCAGCAAGTCCCACACGGTAAAATTCCCCCCTGACCTCTACGAGGTGATGACGCTGCGGGCCCGCGTGGCCGGTTACCGCAGCGTAAGCGCGTATCTCAAGGGGCTGGTGCGTTATGACGCGCTAGTGCAAGGCCTCCACCCGGTGACGCTGCCCATGTCCCATCTCCCGGACACGGATCAGGACGCCATAGATGCGCAGCTCCTCCAAGCGACCAAAGCCGGGGCCGGCCAGCGCGGACAGCTGCTGACCCGGATCATAGAGCGGGCCAAGCTGTCCGGTGAGGAGCCATCCGCAGACGCCGTGCGGCGAGGGATCACTGGCTAGTGATTTTTTTGATTGCCGCCAGGACCTCCTCCCGGTGCTCCGGGATGACACGGACAGAGATCCTGACTTTAGCCGGGCCGGTGGTGCCCTTGGGGCGGCCCCCAGTGCCGGGGGCCGGGCCGCGTTTTTTTTGTTGGGTTGATTTCATTTTGGGATCATCTTTAATTTTATAGCATACTCGACAGGAGCCGCCGCCCACTCAAGAAAAGCGATCCCTCTAAAGGTTTTCATGCGTTGCACCTGGGTGTAGATCTTCCCTTTCCGGGTGAGGGTAATCCCTAGAATTTCGTCATTTTTCAGGGTGTCGCCCTCTAGCGTGATGGCGTAAAATTCGGCGTCTTCAGGCTGACATACTGTTCCTTTTTGTGCTAGGTAGTTACCGGCGTTGCACTCCGTGAATTTCAGGGCTGTTTTCATGGTAGGGTTGGGTTAGCTCAAGTTTTTGACAAATGCATCGTAGGCGCGGATCTCTGCTCCGGTAGTGCCGTCCCATTTGTTGGCGGCGGCGGCGGCCTGGGATCGGATTTGATTGTCGTCCTGCTTGATCATTCCGCCGAAGGTCTGGATTCGCTCGCTATCGGCCCAAAGCGTGACGGTGAGGATGGTCTGGCCTATAAATGGATCACTCGGATTACCGGGGTTCGTGTGAATTCTGGTGGATTCTGTGATGTGGGTGTTCATGGTTGGGTGGTTGGGTGGTTGGGTGGTTTGGTTGGGTTGTTTTCATGGTAGGGTGGTTTTAGCGGACCACTGTAAAATCATAGGCGGTGGCGAATCCCATCTCGCAAACATGAAACCCGCCGTCTTCAGCGTGGATCACTACAGGCCAGAGGCGAGGAGGAAGGCCTGATGCCTGAACGTTTAATAGCGTGTCACGCAGGGAACGGGCTGATGTAAGAGTGCGAGGCTTGGATGTGATGATTTTTGGGGATGTTTTCATGGTAGGGATGTTGGTTTTGTTTTTGTCGGTGCGTTGCGGTCCCCCATTGTAGCACGCTACTTTCTCGGCGTCAAATAAGTTTCTTCTTTTTTGCAGTTTTCTTGTCGAAATAGCCCATTTTTTGCCAACTGATACTAATCACGATTATCCAGCCGGGGCTTCTGCGCATTTGGACGCCGTTTTAGTATCAGTAATCGGCGCTCAAATACGATTTTTCCGTCACGGCAGTGCTAGTGTGCCCCAGATTCTGCGATGCGACCTTGATAGCCGCTTGCCTGGCAAGGATGGCGCCTTCGGTTTCCCGCCTGACGTGATCCGCGTAAAGCCCCCGCAGCCGGTGGAGGGGTAATCTTGCCGCCCCAACGTAGGGCTTGAGCCAGAGCTGCGGCTTGTGCTCGATCCAATACGCGGCATCGGGCTCCGTGATCACCATGGCGTCAGTCGGCACTGCCACCAGCGCCGCCGCTAGATCCGGGTGCATGACCAGCGCGGAGTAAGGGCGGCCGGTCTTGGTCCAATAACGATCCTCTGGCCGGTCCCGCAGCTCTACGACCATGCCCCCGGGCCGGGCGACGGCCCATTTCCCGCGCATGGCCAATATTTCCGACCGCCTCAACCCAGCAAATCTTGCCAGCCCGACGGCCCACCACATCGATGACGCCACCGGAAGCGCATGCCAGGCGTCTATGAGTGCCCCGTCTGCCGCATCAGGCCGCTCCTGGTGCAGCTCGGCTGTCCACATGACGTTGGCGGCTCCCTCTGGCAGGATGATCCCCGCTGCGGCGTAGGCTGGCAGCAAGGAGTCAAGGAGGATGGACCTCGCCAGCCGCATGGCGGAGTTGATCCCAGCGTTGCAAGCGCGCCGGGTGTTGTAGTCAGGGCAGGGCAGTCCCTGCCTCCGGGCCACGTAGGCCGGCCAGAGCGATGGGAGGTCACAGATTGGGGCACCCTCCAGGGATTTGCTCCAAGTCGCGGACACGATGGCCTTGAGCCGCTCGACATTGGCCAGCGCGACTGCCGCCGATGCGCGTTTGGGTGCGGCAAGGTAGGCGTCGCAAATTGCCCGTAAATTGCCCGTAGGCTTGGCCGGCGGGCCATTTTTCCGCCGCTCAAGCGCCTCTTTGATCGTCCTCTTCGCCAGTGCCAAGTCGCCGGTGCCGGTGCTGATGTCGATCATCAATGCCTTGGTCCGCTTCCGCGCCCGCCATGAGCCCCCCTCCAACACCATCGGCACCTCCCGCCCCTCCCAGATGATTTTTGACCGGGAAATTGCCCTTTTGTTGTTAGCCCCGGTCAATTCCCGGCCAATCGCATCCAGTGGTTTTTGCTTTCGTTCCGCTTTCATTCCGCCCTCTTTACGCCTTCAACCCGTATAAATCAAGGGGTCGCCCCATTTTTTAGGGCAAGATACCAGGAACAGGACTCGAACCTGCACGGATTACTCCACCAGATCCTAAGTCTGGGAACGGGTGTTGATTATTAGGAGATTACATATGGATCGGGCAATTTACGGCCAAATTACTATCCCGCGACATTGCCCATAAAATACCAAAAGCTACCTCTGTGCAAGCGAAACTGCCGTCTCGGTGTGGGAGGGGAAAGGCCTGGAGATCCGACTGGCCCTCCCCCTCTGGATTCGCCCTCCCCCATATCGCTTGAATGTCCTAGAGGAGTGAGATACTCTCCGTATGACCGCTAAACCACTTCCTTCCATTGAATCCCTCTCCCTTGTCCTCTCGTATAATCCTGATACTGGTGCTTTAACATGGATCGAAGGCATCGGGGGTAAATCTCGATGCGGGATGAGTGTTTCAAGCCGCGAGGTTCAGGGGTATTTTCGGGTAAAGATCCAAGGGCGCACATTCAAGGCTCACAGGGTAGCATGGATGCTGCATTACGGACATCCCCCTACTGACGAAGTAGACCACATCAACGGAGACAGAGGGGATAATAGGATAGTAAATCTAAGGCTCGCGAATCATTGTCAGAATGCCAGTAACACCAAGCTCCAATGCAACAGCACATCAGGACATAAGGGGGTTTACTATGTTCCCAAGAAGCGCAAGTGGCGGGCGACAGTGATAAGCAAAGGCATCATCTATCGTCTTGGATATTTTGCTTCACGCGATGCTGCCGGGATTGCAGCAGCAGAGAAGCGCTCTATCCTTGATGGGGATTTCTACAGGGATTTGACTTTACGCTGAGATCATCCTCGCGCCCGTGTTGGCCACTACCTTGGTTCTCACGCCTTCGTATCGGGTGCCTGACTCGGTCGCGGTGACTCCTCCGCTGAGGTTCCATGCGGTATCGCAGCCGACAAAGCGGTTGCCGCTGATGGTCCTGGTCTTGATGCCCTTGTATTTGGTCGCCTTTTTCTGGAGTCTGCACCCTGTGATCCCTCCAACGATGGTGCATTTGATCATGGTCAGGCCTCTTGCATCGTTGAGCTGGAGTGATTTGTCGGAAGCCCCGTAGAAGCTGCACGATACGACCGATGCGTCAGGCGCTTGATCCATGATGTTGGATAGGCCGTCCTCTCCAATGTCCAGGAATGTCAGGTGCGCAAACCTCAGCGCGTCGCCCCTGAAGATGATGCCGCCGGGGATGCCTCTGACGCTGCCGCTTTGCAGACGGAATCCATCGATGGCGATTCGGAGGGCGGCGGAGTCTTCGTCCTGGTCGTTGTCCGGCCTTGGCAGCTTGGTGCCTACGAGCTGGCAACCTTGCAGGTCCAGCGTGGTTCCGTGGATCCTTACCGGCTTGCCGTTACATGCTCTCCGCACGTCCTGCATTGTCGTCCACTTGGAGGTGGAGACGGATAGGACGATTGACGCTTTCGGTGTGATTTTAGGCGGGCTCATATTGGTCAGGTGTAGACTTCTGCGGCCAGAGGGCTGTCGAGATAGCCAGATCGGAATGCCCTGGCGTAGAGGGTGGCGGGGGTGGCGACGGTGACGGGCACGGTGTATGCCGTGCCGTCTGTCGCTGATGCTGGTGCCGCGCTGGTGCTGTATCGGATGGCGGCTCCTGCGGTCAGGGTGGTGATAGTCACGGTCTGAGGGGCGGCTCCGCTGTCTGGTGACATAACGGGCTGCGCGACCTGCGGAGTGCGGGCGCTGAGTTCGGCCGGCACGTTGATCAGGGTTTCGTCGGCGGTGGACCAATCGTAGATGGCGGCGTCACTCTCGATCAGAGTCAGGTCAATCGTTGGCGCGTTGTCGTTGCCCACGGAAAACTTGTATTCCACCACACGGAAAACCTCGTTGGCGAAATAGCGGGGAATGTCCAGGATCACATTGCTGCCGACATTGGCCGGCATGGCCTTGAGATTGCATCGCAGGTTGACGGCTCGGCCTCTTCGGGCCTGCTTTAGCTCGATGCTGGCTAGTCGTTGCGCCTGCGTGCCGCTGCCCACCAGCTCCAGCGTCATGTCCGCCACTACCTCCTGACCATCCTGAGTGATGGCGGCCGGGTCTTTGATGGCAGGAAAATCGAACTTTTGCCACGCGTTGGCCTCGCTGAGGAACGTGCCTTTGACCACGTTTGCCCGCTCCTTGCGTGGTTGCAGGCTGGAGAATTCGATCCCTCCTGCCAACATATCAAGGTCGACGGTGAATGTCGGGGTAACATATTCTCCCGCCTGGATGGTGAATTTGCCGCCTTGGTGGATCAGGTCGCCAGCCATGGCTTGGGTAAACAAGAGCGCGTTGTCCTCGACCGTCGCTGACAAGTCGATCGCCCCTTGGCAGGCATAGCGGGGTTCCGCCCCTATCAGGGTGCTGACTACCTCATCGCATATGTCCGCGGCGTGCATCAGCGACGGTTGATCGATGTCTGCGGAGGCGACGCCTGGCCCGATGATGGTCGTTGTCAGGTAATTGTTGAGGCAGAGCGCCGGATTGGTGCTGTATCCCGTGGAATTGGCCCGCGGGTCATAGATATCATTGCGGCCCTTGATGACCGCGCTGATTTCAGGGATCGTGGAAAAGAGCTCCAGATTGAGCTGTAGCTTGACGTAAATGTAGGCGATGCCTGCCAATTTGTGGGCGGTCGTCCATCGGATGGAGGCCGCTACCAAGTCGGCATCGGCGGCTTGGCCTACGGTGCCGAGGTGCTTCTTGATAGTGACCACGCCTGCCCATTTCCCCGTTCCGTTGCCCGATGCATCCAACGTGACCGCTTCATCGTCAAAATAGATGGTGGTGATTTCCGCAATGGGTCCCTCGCAAAGAGCTAGGACAAGGTGCAGCGTCTCGTTGCTGGCTCCCGTGGTTTCCGGGTAAACCCAGATGCCGCCTACTCTGGATCGGCCGTAGATGATGCGGCGGGATGCTGTTGATCTCCGGACCATCTCTGTGATGTCGCGTGGGCCGGACGCGCTTGAAAAAGTGCCGTCGTCGCCCTTGAGCTTGCTTTGTTTGGCGAATTGCGCCGACATTGCCCTGGCACGGGCTTCTGCCTCCTTGCGCAGGCGTTGAGCTGCGGCCTTTGCCTTCTTCTGTTGCTTCGCCTGGTAAACAACACTGCCAGCCACTAAAGCGACTTGCGCCACCGCAGTAACTACAGCAGTCGTCCCCCCAGCTGCGGCAACACTTACCGTGATGGCTTGGTAAATAACTGCGATTGCTTGTGGCATTGGTTTATATGTTATAGGTCTCCAGTCCCTTCCTCACTTTCAGCGCAATCAGTCCACGCCTGCCGGGATGCAGCAGCCTCCCTTGCCAGACAATCCCGATATCGCCTTCTTCGTGAGCTCCAGGCATCCACCAAAGCGAGCCGCAGGCAATGGTGCCCCTCCTTAACCCAAGATAGACAGGCATCTCCCGGAGCCGGACAGGCAGCAGATCGATGTAGCCTTGCCTTGTCGTGTAGGCTCCCCTGTAGCCGTTCGCAAAAATCCGCCCAGTCAGGAGGTGCAAGATGTCAGCGCAAAAGAGCCCGCAATCCCACTGCCCAAGCTCGTAGGTCCTCAGTCTGCATCCCGTCAGATAGGCGGCGACGGCGGTTTTTTGTTCGGTTGTCAGGATCATGCTTCCCCCCATCTAAGTTGGAGATTCTGGAGCGCTGCCACGAACTCCAGCCCCTTGTCCCCTGCGGTTGGATAGCGGGTCTGTTGGTCCTCGTGGGTGTATCGGTAGATCCTCGGGCGGAGTTGGTCGGACAGAGCGCTTTCCAGGTTGATCGTCACTGACACCTCGTTCCCGCTATCCTTGACAGTGTCAGAATCCATCAGGCCGCGGAAAAGACTGATCGGCGAGCCAATGACGCTGCCGGTCGCATCGAAAACGATCAGGGAAACGGACGCCTCCCGGTTTTGGTAGTTGCCCAGCATGATCGCCGAGAAAAGGGCTGACGGAATACCTGAAAGCCTGACGGCCATTCCGTTTTGCGCGCTGTCGGTGGTTTCTGTGATGTCCTCGATGGAGATCAGGTCGCCCAGACCCAGCCAGTCATACCCATCGGCAAAAAGAGTGCCGAATCCTGACCAGATGCGGATCGCTCCGTCAGGGAAATCGGCGTAGCACAAGATGGCCGGCCTGACCAGATTTTCATTCAGCGCCGTCTTTGTCAGGGCGTTGATGTCCCTTTCCGTATTATCGTAGGTCGAGTCCGGGACCGTGATATATCGGAACACGCCTCCCGGCTGGTAGAGATTACCAGTTGGAGCGCGGAGATAGGAAGGCATGGGTTACGGGAGAATCACTTCGTCAGCAGAAAACTGGAATCCGGCCTGGAGACGGTTTTTGTCCCAGGTGAATTCCGGCACTGACCGGGCGCGGAAGACTCCCTGCGGGCGATACCATGTGATCGGCATCCCGGATGTCAGGCTTCGGGCGTGGGGCCAGCATTTGACGATCGCGGCTCCTGTCGAGTCGCTGTAAACATCCGCCACCACTTGCCGGATCCGCCCCGCCAGCTCGATCTTTTGCCCCTTGATCAGGACAAGGGCGTTGGTGGTCCATCCGGCGGTGTTGATCGCCGGGCCGGAAGTGTGGGCACCGTCAAGCACAGGTGTCCCGAAGTCAATTTCATCGGTGTGCAGGAAATCAGATTCAGGCACCCAGAACGTGCCTTCCGTCCCGTTGAGGTCCGCAAAGAATGATTGCCATGCCAGCGCGTCAGTGATCGACATCGGCGGGAGCTTCATGACCACGGCCCACCTCTGGCCCGGCCATGCGTAGACCTGTTCCGTCAGCGTGAACGGAGAGGCTGAACGGGATACCGCCGAATCCATGACCCATGAGATCTCACGGTTCCCTGGTCCTGACGGTAGTGCTATCGGGGTTTCCATTAATATTTTGCGTTAGTGCCAACAATAGACGCGGTGAAGTTCATGGTTTTCCCGGTGTTGCCTGTCATTTGGACGCCGAAAACCCCGGAGGTGAAGCTGACGCTGATTTCTGCCAGCGTGGTATTGAGGCCCGGCCCATACCCTGAGTCCGTCCCTACCACCGTCGAGACAGCAGATGAAATGCTTCCGACTCCGGCATCGCTTACAAGGCAGACATATCGCCGTTTTAGGGCCACATAGCACGTTTGGTCTGTGCTTACGCCCGTCACATCCACTTCGAAAATGGTTATGGAACCCACAGGGCATTCGATGGGAGGCGCAGCTCCTCCGCCCGTCACAAGAGTGCATAGCAGCGTTGCCGGGATTGATCTCCCCATGCCCACCCATTCCCTGCGCCATCCATAGCCATCATCATTTCCCTGGTAGGCATCCTGTCCGAAATACGATTTAGCGTTGGCCGTGACGTTTCCGTTTTCGTCCACGATGTTCCGGAAATACCCGAAGTCACAATCAATCGCGGTGTGCTCCCGCGAGCTCTCCATCGTTAGGACTGTAGAGGACACATAGGCCGCTATCCGGTCAATTTGCCCCTCGTTTTGCAGCCATCGGATGTATTTTCCCACCATATTTGGCCGGAATGGCGCGCTTAATGTCGCGGTTAGCGTATACCCTGTTTGGGTGGCTCGGATAGATGCGACCACTTGGACAAACTTTTTCAGGAATGAGCCGCCGTTAGCAAATCGGCCTACCTCACTACGTGGCCAGCGTGGCCCTAGCTCGAATCGGATAAACCCGTTGGCATTTTCTGTCTCCGTGGGCGCGTAGGCTCCTGCGGGCATCCCGTTAAAACTGTTACATCCGAAAATGCTACCCCCGCTTCCGGCCAGCGTGTAAAATTGGCCGTCGTTGGCGTATCCCAGAGTGCCCACGTAGGCTTTCGAGTGGAAAACCATAGCAATCCCGTCCTTGTTGAAATCCGCGTTGCTGTCAGCGCCTTTCATCTCCATCAGAGCAAATCCGCCAGCCAAGGTATCCTTGAGCATCATCTTGGTGCGGCTATCTGTCGGCACCAGGTCACCTACCACAAGCTGGCCGGTCGCAGTGATGGCGTTCGCAACCTTGGCCACCGTCGGGTTGTATAGGGCATCAGATTCCGCCTTGGTATACGCCGTGGGAGGACTTGGAGTTGGCGCGCTGCCCGTCGTCAGGCTGGCCAGCGTCACCGCCTCGATGGTCCCGCTGGCGTAGATGGACACGGCTCCGGCTGATGTGCCTTTGATCTCCAACGTCATCATCCCGGCCGGGATCACGGACGTGCTCGCCGCGTTGATGGCTACTCCCACCAAGAATGCCGTCCCCTGACGCCACTGGGATGCTGTCAGCGCCCCGTTCATTGATGCCTGCACCACCGTTACCTGGGTGATCATCGCCGTGCCGCTGGAATTGTAGATGTTGACGATGGCGTTAGTCAGTTCTGACGCCGGGATCATCCGGCCCGCCGCGAAGATGCAGATCTCCAGCACGATGTCCTCCCCCCGGTAAAACCAGGCTTGTTTTCCGGTCCGTTGGTCTGTCAGGGTTCCGCCGGCGCGGGTGCGTTGCTCGCATTCGATTCTGAGTTTTCTGGCCATGGTGTTTTGTGATGTTGGTTAAGATTGCACTCGCTTGCGGTAGCCTCCCCCGCGACTGATCGCAGAGGCGACGGCGGTTTTAGTTTGGTCCATCATCTCGTCCATGGAGCCAGCCAGCTCCGCGCGGGTGATGCCGTTTTGAAAGGTTTGATTGATAATGATAGGGGACGCCATTTCCATTCCACCTCCGCCTCCTCCGCCTCCTGCGGCGCTCATGGCGGCCCCCATGCGGTTATTTGGGATGATCTTCCCGGCGCTGTCAGGGACGAACAGCTCCGGTCCCCTCTCGCCTACCACAGATACCTTGCCCATGGGCGGGCGGCCCCCGTCTGCGAAAAATCCCCCAAGGATCGATCCTATCGCGCTCATCCATCCTGAGGTGGATGACCCGCCGGAACTGCCCGCCGCTGCCCCGCCCGAAAACTGACCGAGAAGGCCGCTGATCGATCCCCCGCCAGCCTTGTTACCCCATAACGAAACCTGAATGAACTGCTCGATCATCTGATTCGCCCATCGGCTGACGATATCGGAAATCTTGCCGGTGCCCGTGGCCCATGCTGTGACCATGCTCGTGATGGATTCCTGACCAATCTGCCGGAAGCGTTCAAAGGTCGCTTTATTGACGGATGCCGTCTGTTCTGCGGCCGCCCTCGCGGCCTCAACCATGGCTTGGTTGGATGCTGTGGTGATGCCTTGTTTTTGCGCTTCTGTCGCTGCCAGGTTTTGCAGATCCACTGCGCGGTATCCCGCCGTGGCAGCCCCTTCCGCCTGTCTGAGTTTGCTGCGTGCGGCGGCTTCCTTTTTCAGGTTGTCGGTTTCCTTCTTGTCGTTGCTGTCGTCGATCTTGTTATTGGCCCCAGTGTAGTCAACAACACCCTGCATCCTGAACGGCTTGGGCGTGATGTAGTTCTCCTTCTTCCCGTATTCCGCCATGGGAGGAAGCGTTATCAGATCCTCCGGACGTTTCAGCAGTGGCGGGATGGCGATCTTGGCTTCCTCCGCCCGCTTTTTCCAGCCTTCCAGCCAGCGGTCGCCCATACCTTCGGATTGTTTGAGTAGGTCACTCAGTCCGGCGTTGGCCGCGTTGGCAGACGCTCCCACCCGATTCCCCGCCGCTACGCGTGCATCTGCCAGGATCTTCCCTGCGGCATCTTGGATGTTCTTCAGCTCCTCCTTGGATTTCGCCAGGGCTGCCTCCTGTGCCGCCGTGTCGAATGGCAATAGCAAGCTGGGCTCATTTGCTCCGCCCCCGCCAGATGGGAGATCTGCATCTTCCGACGATTGAAAATCCCAGAATGATTCTTTGGCTAACGGATTAAAGGTTTTGTTGGCAATGTTTTTCGCACCGGTGGCAACTTTGGTAACGGTTTTTTCTATCTTGTCGGCCATCTCCACGATGCCGTTGGCCGTCTCCTGCAACTTCAGTTTCATCCAGTCCCAGAACACGCTGAAAGCCGCTTTGATGGTGGTTGCTGCGGCGACTCCAAGCCTTTGCATCTCCTTCAAGAGCTCCATTGATGTCTGTGCCCCTAATTTTGCAAAACTGAAGGCCACAGAGACTTGCTCCCCAAAATTAACAAATCCGGCAGTCCCTTCCGCTATATTCAGAACCATCCCGCCCACACTTTTCCCGATCCCATCGATGCCCCCTTGCGACTTGATAAGTTCGCCAGACCACAGTCCAAAAAGCCGTGCCGCTTCCTCGATTTTCGGCTTCAGTTGGTCAATGATTGCTGGCAGCTTTTGCAATGCGGGCAGCACAGCCTCATTCAGCTTGCTGCCAAGTGTCACATACACCTGGTCGATCGAGCCCCTCACCTTGGCCATCGCTCCCTCAAAGGTTTTTCCGCCGGCCTCCATGGCTCCGAAAAACCGGCCTCCCACGCCCGTCGCATCCTGGAAGGCTTGCTTCACCTCTGCGAAGGAAACGTTAGCATCCTCCATGCGCTTTTTCAGCGCCCCCATGCTTTCGCCGGTGCGCTGCGATATTTGTTGGAGAGGGTTGAAGCCCGCATTGACGAACTGCAAAACCTCCTGCCCCATCAGCCGGCCGGACGCCTGGACCTGACCAAAGGCCAAGGCCAGCGACTTGAAGCGTTCGCCATTTCCTAGCGATACGTCGCCCAGCATTTTCATGGTCGGGACCAGGCTTTGAGCATCCGCCCCAAACGCCAGCAGCGTCTTCCCGGCGTCCGCAAAATCGGCAAACTGGAGCGGGCTGTTTTGGTCGAGCTGACGGAAGGTCGCCAGCATCTTTTCCGCCTGTCCCATGTCCCCCAGCAACGTCTTAAATTGCACCTTCGTCGTCTCGAAGGATGCGGCCATATTGACCGCTTTTCCTATCACGTCCTGCATGGTCCCTGCCAGCTTGCCCAGCCCGGACAGGATGCCCGTGGAGATGATATTCCCCAATGCCACCGCGCTAACTCCCACCGATCCCTTGGCGCTATTGATCCCCCGGTTGATGTCCGCAGACAGGTTGGCCGCGCTGGCGCGGATAAGCAGATTCAGGGATGCGATAGGTTCAGCCATTCGGATTTATTCTGGTGGAGGTTTTGTAAATCTTGGCAGCGATTCTGGGGATGGCATCGACCAGCTCGGCGTGATACTTGGCAGATACCTCCCCCTTCGTGCTTTCGAAAGCCTGCCGCATAAATGGCTGGGGAGGGCTGTGCCGGGTGCCGTATTCCACGAGGTGGAGATACCTGGCAGGATGCAGATCGTCGCCAGCCGCGTTGCGCACCTCCTTGCCTGACGCCCCTATTCTGGCCACCACCACCCCTTTTTTCCGGGATGTTTTCACCGCTATTTTCAGGCTGCGTTTCAGGGTCCCGGTATCGACCGGCGCGACTGCCCGCGCCTTGGCGGCCATGATCCTTCCGGACTTGGTCAGGGCCTCACGCATCACGCCGCGCGTGATCCTGCGTTCCAGCTCCTCGATGTTGCTGGTCACTTTCGCCCATCCGGCTACTCTGACAGATACTTTCATTGGTTGACTGCATTTAGGATCGCCATCGCGCCCCGCGCTTTGGCTGCTACTTCCTGCGGGCTAAGATCCGGCTCATCGTCGGGCTCATAATCTGGTAGGAAATCGGCTGCGGTGAATGGTTGGGGTTTCTTTTTTTCGTCCCGGTGACAGTTGCAGATGGTGGCGCATATCAGGGCGGCATTGTTGGCGGCCCCTCTTTCCTTTGCCCTCCATTCCTCCACCGCCTCCAGCATGATGGCATCGGTTTCGCATGGGGTAAGATCCCAAAAGTAGGATTCGGGGAGGGCCGCCACCCTACCGGCACGGGCCACACATCCCGCCCAATAGGCTGGCGTGGGCCCCTCCCCGAAATGGTTTTCATGGCGTGTCGCTTTCGCTTTTTGTCACGGTGGCGGCCTTCGCTTGCGCCTCCCGGATTGATTTGCCTACCAGGTCCCGGAAGATGGCTCCTGATACCAGCTCATAAATCTCGCCCGGCGTCATCTCATCCGCCATGGCCTGGACTCCGGGACGGGCGTCTTCAGGCAGGCCGTAGCCAAGGATCGTTGCCACCGTTGCCGGATCCGTGATTTGCTCGCCGGTCAGATTGCGCAGGTCCAAGCCTTTTTCTTCGAAGCATTTTTTGATCCGTGCGTTGGTATACCGCAGATCCGCTAGAGTTAGTTCCATGTGTGTGGTTCTTGTGGAGGTTGTTAGCTATCAGACGAATTTGGTCCATACAGGCTTGCCGGAAACCTTGACCGTGACGGACGCCCCGATCTTGTCCTTGACGGGGAAAGTCAGGTCAAACTTTGTCAGCAGTCCGGCAAATGCGAAGTAGCCTCCGGCTACGGTGCTCACCCATCCCGGAGCCTTGAGGTAGAAGTTATGAAGCTGTCGGGCGGCGGTGTCGTTGTAGAGTGTTTCGTGCCCTGCCAAATTCGGGTCAAAGACCAGGTCAAACGACACTTCCCCTCCATCTGCAATCCCGGCCAGGAACTGCTGGAAGTTATCAGCGGAATCGTGAGTGGTGACGTCGATCGTTTCGATATTGATCCCCGGCCCCTGCATATCGGCGACGAATGCGAGGTCGGTGTATGTCCCGGTCTGGAGCCGTTGAATTGCGAGAAGTGATCCATATGCTGCTTTTTTTGCCATGATGTTTTGTTATTGGTTGATTGTTTACGGAACGTAGGTTGCCTTGCCTGAAATCTTGAGTTTTACCGTGGCCTTGAGCGCATCTTTGACGGCCGCCGCGACTCCGACGTTGGTCACCAGCGCGGTAAAATTGAACTGCTCCCCGCCTCCTGGCAGGATCAGCGAGCACGTCGCCAGCGTTCTGGCGCTGCTCATCGTGATCAGTCGTGCATGTCCTGCCAAATTCGGGTCAAAGAAAAGATCGAAGGTCACATCCCCCGCAGATGCCTCGCCAGCGAGAAACTGAGCGAAATTGTCAGGGGAATCGTGGGATGTCACATCGATGGTTTCCACGCTGATTCCAGGCCCTTGGATGTCAGCGACGCCAGCCACCACGATCAGAGTTGCATCCAATGGATCGGTGATGTGTAGGACGGTGCCGTATGCTGCTTTTTTAGCCATTAGGGTATGATGTAATATCCGCTATCAGGATTCAGGACGAATCCGCCGGATGGGTTGAGGATGACCCCGGAAAAGTCTTTCCAAAGGAATCGAAAATCTGAGCTGATGCGGTGGGATTCTTTTTCACCGTCCCCGCTATCGTGTTCCAGAGGCCGCGAGAATCCTCCTGATTCCCGGAAGCCTGCCTGGATGTGTGCGGTGGCGCTTGTGATTGTCGCCCCGCTGAAAAGCGCGGCGAGCGCGTCCACAAGGCCGCGGGCGGCGGTCAGCGTGCGCCCCTCAGCGTCAAACTGGATCACGGATTCCGTAATCCCGGCGTCGGTGGACGTTCCGCTATCATGCTGGTAATCGTCCGTGGTGCTGATTTCGTGGAAAATGATTCTTGGCAGGGCGCTGTTTTGTGCAGCCCTGCCGCCGTAGAGTCTAGCCGATGCGCCTGACCCGATCAGCGCCGTGATCGCTGCATTCCCCTTGATGGCCGCGATGATGGCGGAAATCAATTTTACGGAATGGTTGATCGTTGGCATCGGTTAGAGCGCGGCGGCTTTTTCTTCCAGTTCTCTGGCTTTGGCGTTCAGATTCTCACATTCAGCTTTCAGCTTTTCAGCTTCCTCCAGGAGCTTCTTTTTCTCGCGGGCGGTTCCGAAGAGCTTGGCCTCGGCAATTATGCCGGGCAGGGCAGCCACGTCCCCGGCGGCAAAAGCCGCCTCGGCCTGGGTGGCGAGTCTGTCGCTTTCCTTCTGGTGGGCTTCAAGGATGGATTTACCTGATTCAAGTTGGGCTTTGAGGTCAGCGACTTCTGCGGCGGCCGCGTCAAGCAAGGCTTTGATGTCAGGCCATGACTGGCCGGATTCAGATTGAATTTCAAAGAGGGTTTTCATAGTGGTTTTCGTCGTTTGTTATTAAGCGGCAACAGCGCCGCGAAGTGATAGGATACACCATCCGATTGTGGTGAAGAATTGAAGCACGCATGTCTCGCCAACGGCGGCACTTGTGATGGTCGTGTATCCTGTCTTTGTGGTCGGCGTGAGAACCCATGTCCCACCGCCGCTGAGGGCTTGATGGACGATGGTTTTGATTTGCCCATTCACGCCGTCCGCGAGAGTGAGTGCCTGCGATGGGGCCGTCGTGGTGACTGCGGTGGTAAGCGTTGTGACGTTGACAGCTCCGGCCCCGCTTAGGGCTTGCGGGGTTGAGATGAGCGCGCCGTTCGCTGTCAGGTTGCCAGTCAGGACAGATGCGCCAGTTACGGCAAAAGTGCCATTCACGTCCATCTTCGCCCCCGGCGTAGTGGTCCCGACGCCGGCGTTGCCCGCTTTCACGGTGATGACATCTGCTCCCGCGGCATCCGAAATGGTTATTCTGTCGGTAAAACCATAAATAGATCCTGTGGCAGCAGTTCCATTGTTTTGAAAAAATTCGATGAAAGCGTAGTGGTCTGCTGCCCTCCCTATTATTTGAATCCCGTTACCAGATGTGTTGGATTTGACTTTCAGCGGAATGGCTCCACCGGCTGAACCGTCGAGCGTGCAATCGCCGACTACGTGGAGTTTAGTGCCAGGCGTTGTCCCGATGCCGAACCCGGTGGTCGTGGCCCTCCAGGCCTCAACGCCAGCGACGCTTGCCGCCACGGTATCAGCAGCGGGGAACCAAATCCCCGTGTCTGCCGTCCCGGTCGTGCTGATGATTGCCGGAGCGCCAGCAGTGCCAGCGGGGACGGTGACAACGCCAGTGAATGTTCCGGTGGTTCCTGAGACCGTGCCAGAGCTGGCCACAGATGCCGGAGTCAACGCCTGACCTCCTGTGACGGCGGTGTTGAGAGCGGCTTTGTCAGCGGCCCCGAGCGCCGTGTTGACATCGGCGGAGGGCGACAATAGCGCGGCAGTGCCAAGGCCCATCGATGTTCGCATGAGGGCAACCGTTGGTTGCGCTACGACGGCGTGGATTGCTTCGGTAAGGATAGTGTCAGCCATATTTTTTAAAGGTTAAGGGATAAGGATTTTATAAATTCCATCTGGTTTGAAAATGTATCCGCTCGTTGGGGTGCGTAGGTAAAAAACATAACGTGGCCCCCTATTTCCCGAATTGCTCATTGAAACCACGTCACGAATAACGGATTTTCTGATAAGATCGCGGATGATAGGTTCCAGGCTCATGTTGCGTCAGTGACTTCGATGTTTAGCGATGTGCTGCCGTCCCCTCCCACGAGATCGAATTTTAGCTTTGGTCCCGGATAAAGGATCTCGGCCTGAATGTGTTGGTCAAAGCTGCCATCCTGCATTGGAGCAAAGACGGTAGGCGCGCCCGTCAAAGCGTAGGATATGTTGATTCGACCGCCGCCGAATACGCCAGAGGTCGCAAGGACACCGTAAGCGCCAGCGATAACGTTAAGTGTTACTGTTCTTGATGCGGTGGTAAGAGTTGTCATGGTTTAGGCTGCCCGTTGGGCGGTTATTTGGATTTTGTCCGGCCTGCCCTCGGGCAACGGCTGGATGGAAATGATGTTGTGGTTTTTTGCCTTCCACACGATGCGGTCCCGGATTGTCAGGTCAGCCAGGGAAGCGCGTTGCCGCACGGTGAAAACATAGATTTGGGAACCATCCATGATGTTGCCTGTGAGGAATTCTCCGGCTGATTGGTCAGCCTTGGCGGCGCACCAGACAGTCACGAGCGCGGCCCATGTTTTGCTGACGCTGCCTTGCGCGTCCACGGCATCGGTCGCGCGTTGAAACTCGCATCGACTATCCAGTTTCCCGATGTCAATCATAGCAGGCCCTCCCATGGGGTTTTGTAGGAATCCAGCAGCCAGTCCATGCTTTTTGGCAGGGCGGCGAGGTTGTAGCCCGTGGCCATGATTTCCGGCCGCTCATGCAGGTGGGCCACCAGGATCATGATGGCGTGTTTGATGGGCCCCGGCACCGATGCGGCGGTGGTGCCGTATCCGGCCCAGTAGGTCATCCGCCAGACGGCATCTTCGTCGTGATCCGGGGTGTCGAGATCGGAAGGAGTGTCAGTCAACCACATCTGCGCAGGCTCGCGGTTTGCCGTGCTGCTATAGGTAGCGTAGGCCGTCCACGTCCCGGCGGTGTTGCGGTATTCCAGGAGCTTGGTATCTGTGCCTATCAGCCGTGGCCTTGGTAGTTCCACGCTGTGGCATGTTGGCAGGTCTCCCGTGATCAGCGCCGTCCATTGCTGGCGGATAAAGGCCCGTCGCGTCTCCTCCTCCACGCGCTGCCGTGCCGTGGTGATCAGCGCTGTCATGTAAGTGTCCCGGTCCGTCCCGTCGATGCGCAGGTGCTCCTTGACCTCAGCGAGCGTGATAGGCTCGATAAGAGGTGCCGTCACCAGTTGGCATATGGACGCGGTTGGCTTCACGGGTTACTTTTTGGATTTTGTTGGGGGCACATCGGGCTTGACGGGAGTTGCCGAGGATTCCTCGGTAGCTGCCTCCGCGCGGGGTGGCGCATCGGGCACAGCGTAACCACGGCCGGCCTGTTGCAGCTCTGCCGCCTCCCGTGGGGTGAGCATCAGGGTTTCGCCAGCTTCGGCGTGTTGGCCTTGCCGGTAGAGGCAGGATTCTGTGATGAGGAATTTTTTCATAACTTTTGCTTGGTGTGCCGTGGCGGTGTCCCCACCGCCACGGCGTTACCACTTCTATCCACCCCACATATTAGGTAGTGAGTGCGTCCAGCATGGCGGCGAAGGATTCGGCGCGGAGCACGGCGCTATCGCCAAAGGCGACGGCAGAAATGCGGATGATGCCTTCAGTATCGCGGCTGTATGGGTTGACCAGGACGTCGAGCCCGCCCCATTGGCCAATGACCAAGTCTGACCAGTTCGCGAAGAAGATTGCGGAACACACGGCGCTGGCAGTTCCCTTGGTAAGGGCGCTGCTGACGCAGTTGGAGACTTCGGTGCGGTAGCCATTGAGAGGAGCCTCAGGCGTGCGCTTGTCCCAGATCCGGCTGGCATCGGTGCCGCTTTCGACTGCGGTCTTTTTGAGCTTCCCGCGCACCTTGGAATTCGTCAGGTAAGCAAGTTTGCCAGCCGCGGCATTGGCGTTCCCCAGAGCGGTTTCCAGGTCGATCAAATGCGCATCGGTAGGTGCCAGACCATTGGTGCCGCCAGCGACGGATCCAATCCCGGACCACGATGCGATGCCGGTAGGCGCTTCGGTGCCAGCCCCATGGAGGATGTTCTTTTCCCACACGACTCCGATTTCCTGGAGCAGGTTGTTCCGCAACCAGGCCTCGACGCTAGGGTCAGTCTGGCGGAGGAATTTTTCCGATACTTCAAGGAAGGCAGGGAGGCGCTTTGGAGACATCGTCACGACGGCAGTCGATGCGGTGATTTCCTGAGCGGCGGCCACCTCGGTCTTGTAGGCTGGTTTGGTAGAGTCGCGGCCCATTTTTGGGAAGGGGAGATCACCAACGAGACCGGACAGGAACTGCGCGCCAAGCTGGCGGATGACCATGGATTCGTAAAACGGATCGATGATCCCACGGAGCGGCTCCCGGTAAATGACCTCGGCTCCGGTGGCGGAACCGCCAACGGTGATGTCGTTGCTGAAACGATTGGCACCCATCACATTGAGCACAGCGCGGGGAATGTGGAAACGGCTGGCACCTGACACGGCCTGCGCGTCCTTGCGGCCTTCATCCAACATTTCCTTTTCAAAACCTTCAATGGATGCTCCCGGCAACTGCCCGGTGATGAAGCGGGTGAGCGAGAAGTTATTGATGGCGGCGGCTTCCTTTTCGCTGAGGCCGGCGGCAGACAATGCCACCTTGCGGCGCTCATCAGGAGGGACGGCGGCGAGGTGGTCGGAGAAGCCACGCTGTTTTTCCAGCACATTTTCCGTGCGGCGCAGGTCGGCGATCAGGCCATGGATGTCTTCGACCTTTTTTAGGTCATCGGCGGAGAGACCATCCTTGGCATTGGCGACGATCTTTTCGGCATCGCCAGTGAGGTCCGTCATTTTCTTCCGGACTGCGGAGAGAGGAGATTCCTCCATGGAGAGCATGGCCAGCGCATAGGCGGCCAGAGGTAAGCAGATCAGCGATTTCTTTTTCATTGGTTTTTGTTTTTCGGTTTGGTTATTTTGTCAGGTGGCTGGCACTCAGTGCGGAGACTGCGGCCTGACGCATCTGCGCCAGGTGCAGCCGGGCGGCGGCCAGCCGCGCCCCGGATTGGTTTTCAGGTGACTTTTCCGGCTCCTTCTTTGGCTCCGGTTTCCCCTTCAAATCTTCTTTGCGGTCAGCGAATCCGCGTTCCACGGCTTCGTCGGCGGTCATGTAAGTCTCTCCTGCCAGCCACCCCTTGATATCCTCTGTCGCCTGTCCCGTGCGGGCCTCGTAGGTATCCACGATTATCTGGTCAATCTGATCAAGGACGGTGGCGCTGGCAATATGGTCCCCGGCGTTGCCCCATGTGATCGTGCTGGCGCGGTGGACCATCATCATAGCATTGCCAGCGATGATGATTTCGTCCCCAGCCATCGCGATCACCGATGCAATGCTGGCAGCCAGCGAATCAATCCTGACCGTGATGGCCCGGCCCTCCGCTGCCGACTGCCAGGTGATCAGGGCATTGTAAATTCCCACGCCCTCGAACACGTCACCGCCAGGGGAGTTGATCCGCACAGTGATGGCCTCCGTGCCTGCATCCAACTTGGCCAGCCAGTCGGAGACGGACTGGTGTGTCAGTCCGCCTCCGCTCCAAAAGTCCGGGCCTATCTGGTCATAAAGCAGCAACTCATGGGATGCCGCCTTTGGCCGGTCCATCTTGGCCGCGTTTTCCCATAGCGACTTCAGCCGTGGGAAGGCTGCGCTTTTAGATTCAGCGAGATTTGTGATGACGCTTTTTTTCATGCTGCTGCTTGTTTGTTGAGTGCTTCCGCCAGGATGTCGGTCATGTTGAGCTGCCGGACGTGCACGTCCCCTCCATCGATAGGGTCCAGATCCTCAAAGGCCCGCGTCTCGTTGATGCTGTAGATCCCGTTTTGCAGGCCGGTGCTATACCCGGCAAAACGCGCCGTGGTGTCGCCGCGCCGCAATCCGTCGAGGCTGTGCTTGAAATAGTGGTTGTCGATTTCACGGCCGTCCAGCAGTGCGCCTCCAAAGGCTTCTTCCCAGCGGACGCACCACGGCAGAAACAAATCCTGGACGGCCTGAATCTGTTGTTGCTCGATGTTTGAAAACGTGGCGTGATCCAGGATTCCGACCTTGTGAGGTGGCACGCCAAAGACCTGGCAGATTTGCTGATGCACCCGTTTCGAGATCTCATCGAACTGGCTGCTATCGTTGGCGGAGCGCATCATTTCCACCTTGCCTCCTCCCTCCACGATCAGCATTTTGAAAAAGTTCTCGACTCCGGAATAGGCCTGGCGGAGCTGCTCGCGGAAGGCGTTGATTTGCTGCTCGCTGAGTTTGGGGCCCGGTGGCAGCGCGTAGATCATGCCGGGCCGCGATCCGTTCGCGAAAAATTGACTGGCGTTTTCCTCCAGTGCCTGGGCAAGGCCTATCAGGTTGGCCACCATGCCCACCGGCCCGCTCCCCATCAGCCCGTCGCAGGACATTCCCCTGACATGCAGGATTTTGTCGAAGCCTAGCGTTTCCGCCCCCTTGTCGCCGGTCACCCGGTATTCCGGGAACCGACCCTTCATGGTCATGCTGACATTGCGGGCCCGGAGAGGCCACATTTCAGCGATCCGGCCGGCCCGGTCGAACACCAGTTGCGCATAGCCGTTGCCGTGCAGCGCTTGATTGTATGCCATGGCATAACGCACGTCGCTACTGGTCATGATCGGATTCGGGCGTTTCACCAATACCCGGCGGGCCGGATGGGATTCCACGGTTTTCCGGCTCCCTGCCTTTTTGACGTAGAGGTCCAGAGGCAGCGTGCTGACGATGGAAGCGATGTAACTGACGCAAGCGTAGACGGTGCTGACACCCATGGCCGTCATCTCGTTGACCTTGCCGACCAGTGGGCCGGATGTGCCCATGATAGCGGCCAGGAAGTCACTGCCAGGATTTACCAGGTTGCCATGATTCCGCACCGGCGCAAAGCGGGGATGGATCGCGGGAGACGCGATGCCGCCAGCTTGGCGAAGAGTGGGAAGGCGGTTACTCATGTCAGGGATTCAGTTTGCGTTCGATCCGTTCCAAAATTTTCAGGGCCGTCCCCAGTCGTTCGGTCGCCACCGACTCTTTGATCTCCAGTTCCCTCAGCCGCATTTCCCGCGATTGTCCGGTTTGGGTGTTGAGGTTGACGGCAATTTGGATCGTCGCCACCCAGACCCCCAGCGCGAATGCCCCGGCCATCAATGCCCATCCTAACTTGACGACGATGTCCAGCGTCTTGAGGCGGCTTTGAAAGTCGTCTTGTTGATCATCAGTCATGGTGAGGGTGCTCATGATAAAAGTCGTATAAAACACCGTGCTTGATCCCTGGTTCTGGTCTTGCTCCAGACGCCATCCCCATCCCGGCCCCCGGTCGCGCCCGTGTTTCCTTCCGTGGTGTAAATGGTGTTTCCGCTATCGGTGCGGACCAATGCCAGGTGAGACATGTCAAAGACCATGATGTCTCCATCGTGCAGGACTTCGTCCGGATCGTCTGACAGGATCTTGAGCCCTTTGGCGCGTGCCCAGTCGATGAACCCAAAGGCGGCGGCAGTCTTTGGCCGCCATCGCTCGAACCCGGCTTCCGTCAGGCCTAGCGCCTCCCGGACTTCCGGGGACTTTCCCCATTCCCGGATGCACCAGCAAATAAAGGCCGCGCACCATGGCCATCCGGTGCCTGGGAGGGTGGTTGCTGCCTGATATTCGCGGACCTTTTTCCCGGTGTTGCGGCCGGTCTCTTTGGTTCCCACCTGGGATTCAGCGATGGCTAGCAGCTTTTTACGGAGAGGATAGCTCATTTTTTGTGCCCCCGGTTAAACCATGCGACAGCCAGCTCCATGATTCCGTTGACCATCCATCCGTCAAATGCCGGGAAGGTCTGACGGATAAACCGCCTGACTTGCTCCGCCCGCCTCTGATTGATTTCCGCCCGTGTTCCCTTGTCCAGGGACGTGTGCTTTGGCCATATTTCAGCGGCTACCCTGACGGATTGCACCACACGCAGAAAATCAGCCCATGGCAGGTTGGCCAGCCAGAGGAGGGTGCGCGATAGGAAAAAGCGAATCATGGGACGGAAAGGTTTTTTAAAATATCGATGTCTTCCTGTTCTTGTCGGGCCTGACGTTCAATTTCGGATTCGGTGCGGGGAAAAAGCGGAGTTAGCGCCAAAGGCTCCAGGAGGGATGGTTGTTTAGGGCTGGAATAGAAAGTGGGGTAACTAGCTTGGGTTTTGAGAATCTTTTTGGCGGCAATGTGCTGGGTGCAGCTAGTCAGCAAAAAGCACAACGCGACCCTTGGTAGCAAAACGGAGACCGATGTTAAGAATCCCGAGAACAAGGAGGATGGCGCTGGCATTGGATGCGAGGAATTGATTGGCCTCTGGAAAAAGGGAGCCAAAGGTTCCCGCCAGGAACGTCAGGGCGGAGGCGATGGCTGTTTTGGATTTGAAAATGGATTTTGCCTGGCTCATGGGATGGGGTTCAGTATTTGCAGCTTCTCGACCTCAGCCGCGATCCCGGCTTGTTTGGTGACCTCTGCCGCGGCCTTCTGGCTGGTGTCGGCGGTGGTTTTTGTGTTGGTCACGGATTGCCATGAACCCGCCAGATCCTTGGCAATACCCACGGTAGCAGACGCTCCGACAGCAAAACGAGCTGTCTTGTTGATTTCCCGAAAGGCCCCGGACGTGGTCATTTCCTCGGCGGTCACGCCGCTGGGTGTCTGCGCCAGGCCCTTTGCATCGCCTCCCACTGACGCGTAAAGATAGGTGCCCTTGTCGGCGTTGCCATGCGCGACCGTGCACCCTTGGCAGGCACAACTGACCATCAAAAGCAGGAGTAGTCGCATAGACTATGGGAATCCGCTATAATTCGGATTCGGCAATAGCATCCTTGTCTGCAACCGCAGAAAATAGGACAAACAGGACATATTAGACAAATTGGACTTGAAGGACAAAACCAATCATATATTTTGCCCTCCATGAAGCGAATACCCGCAGCAGCTGCGGCCAAAAAACACGGTTATTCATCGAAGCACTTTATCAGGCTAGTCCGGGCGGGGCTTATTTCTGGGGCCCGTGTCTACCAGCCCCACCCCAGAGCCTGGATTCAGATCGAACTAACGCAAAATGACGCTGCGCACTCAAATTAATTATGTGATCGACATCGCCCTGAATGTCCTCGGCACGGCTCTGGCATTGATCGCGATAGGGTTCCTTGCCGCTGCCAATTTTTCACTGAAATACACCACCCCGCGATGACCCAGAAAACCGACAAAACCGGAAGAACCCGCCGGGCCACTTGTGGGGCGGCTGGGCCGAAACACCTTCCCGTCGTGAATCATGGCAAGGCGTCGCTTTTTGACCAGACACCGCCGCAAGGCCTCGGGGACGTCGGGGCCAAGTGGTGGAAGTGGGCTGTCGGTGAGCTTCTGGAAATGGGAACCATAGCCAGCGCTGATCATGCGATATTGGAAAAGACGGCGAGGTCAGAACAGCGCTACGCCAACGCGGAGGCCGAATGCGAAGCCTACGGCGATTACGTCACGGTGCTTGGTGTGAGGCGGCGCAATCCGGCGCTGATGACCCTGGAGAAACTCAGCACGCATCTGCTATCTGTTTATTCCAGTCTGGGCCTGACTCCTTCCGCCCGTGCCAAGTTTGGTGCCACGAAAGCGGCGGATGATGACCCCTTTGCTGATTTGCTGGCGCGCCGGAAACAGCAAAATTGATATGGCCACAAAACCACCATCCCACAAGCTGGCAGGATTTGGCGCGGCTCCTTCCCGGCACTATGACCGGGTGATCCGGATGGCCGATCCCGGGCTCCGTCAGTCGGCGGCGTTCCGCAGCTCGTCGCGCTGGCAGAAACTGCGACTGGCCTTTATCTCCAGCCATCCTCTTTGCGCAGATCCCCACGGCCTGCATGGTCCATGGCCGCCCGCAGCGAGCGAGGTGCACCATGTGGCCAGCCTCCATGAGGCTCCTGACAAAGCGGCGGACTGGGAAAACTTGATGGCGTTGTGCCATGACTGCCACTCCATCTTTAGCCTCGAGGAACGTGCCCGCCAAACGCCAGTCTGACCCCGCCACGGCCTACGCCCACGGCGTGCTGGCTGGCACTTACCCGGCCGGCAAGCTGGTGCATCAGGCCTGCCGTCGGCACATTGCGGACCTGCGGCGGCAAGGCGCCCCTGATTTCCCCTTTGTCTGGGATCCGGAGAGGGGCGTCATCGTGTCAGATTTTTGCCTGTTCCTGCGACACTACAAAGGGCACTTTCAAAACCAGCCATTTCGGCTAGAGGCCTTTCAGAGTTTTATCACATTTTCCATTTTCGGATGGGTCCACCAGGAAACCCGCCTGCGCAGATTCCGCACTGTGGTTATCCGGCTTCCGAGAAAAAACGGGAAGACCGGATTGGCAGCGGCTCTAGCGCTTTACTTGCTATCGATGGACGGGGAGGCCGGGGCAGAGGTCTATTTTGCGGCGACGAAGCGCGAGCAAGCCAAGCTGGGATGGTCCGATGCCACCACGTTTTTGAGGTATTCCCCGCCGTCCGTCAGAAAACGTTTCGTGGAAACCCAAAACAAGTTATCGTTCCCGTCCACGAATAGCAAGATGGTTCCGTTGTCCGGCGATTCCAAGACGCAGGACGGACTCAATCCCCATGCCGCCATCTGCGATGAGACTCACCAATGGCCCAATGGTGAATTGTGGGACGCGCTGATTCAGGGATTCGGTGCGCGGCTGCAGCCTCTTATCGTGGACGTATCAACGGCGGGCGCTGACACCAATAGCTTTGCCTACTCTACCCACAAGAGGGCGGAAGATGTGTTGGAGGGCACGTTGGCCGATGACATGTTTTTTGCCTACGTCGCCAGCGCGGACAAGGAGGATGAGGCGGATTATAAAAATCCCCTGGTCTGGGAAAAGGCCAATCCGGGTCTGGGCAGCATAAAGAGTTATGCCTCCATGCAGCAAGAAGTGAAGGACGTGGAGGCGACACCGTCAAAACTGACGGCTTTTTTGATCAAGCAGCTGAATCTCTGGGTCAACGCGGCGGAGCGCTGGCTTGATCCGGCGGACTGGAAGGCTGGCAGCTATAAGGACTTGGCAAAGCTGTTGCATGGCCGCCGGTGCCACGGGGCGCTGGATCTAGCCAAAGTCAATGACCTCTCCTCATTCGCCCTCGTCTTCCCTCCTGACGAAGTGGAAAAGGCGATAGGGGTGCGCAAGTATGCTTTTCTGGCGTGGCATTGGTGCCCGTCTGACGATATCCCATCCCGGACCCGCTCCCACCGCGTGCCCTATGAGTTATGGACGCGGGCCAAGTGGATCACTGCCACGCCTGGCAACACCACGGATTTTGTCGCCCTGCGCTCCGGCATTGAGCGAGCCTGTCAGGATTACGAAGTTGTAGACGTGGCCTTTGACCGGTGGGGCAGCCTTGAAACCGTCCAGCAGCTTGAGGCATCAGGAATGCAGATCGTGGAGTTTGGTCAGGGATACCGCACCATGGGCGCGCCTACATCGGAGTTTGAGCGGCTGGTCAAAGGCGGGGAATTGCTGCACGAGGACAACCCGCTTCTCGCGTGGGAAGCCGGCAACGTGACCTGCGAAATGGACCCCACCGGAGCCATAAAGCCAAGCAAAAAACGGAGCCGGGAAAAGATAGATGGCATCGTGGCTGGAATCATGGGTCTTGGCCGTTGCATGGCGCAAGCCGAAAAAGCCTGCGTGCCCGGCGTTTGGGTGGCGTGATGACCCCAGCCTTGTGCTCCGTGAGGATCAACGCATTATCCGCGATGCATCGGGAAAATGCCCGTATTCGGACGCTGATTGATTGTCATAATACACTGTTCGCTTCACTGATCGGGGCGGTGGTCCAGTCCCATTGGCAGGTCCGGCAGTGGTGCGTCAGGCAGTCTCGTCTGGCGTAGCCAACCCACTTTTCGATTCGGACAAACTCATCCGAGTATTTGCGGGCCGTGCGGTCGTGGCGGTTCCAAGACTCGCCTGCTATCCAGAATCGCCGGTGGATGTCGCCGCTCCCGCACTTCGGGCAAGGCAGCGAACAAGGCACTGGAGCCGACGCCCCGGAGCCCCTAGTTGAAGTTGATTTTTTATTCATGGCGCGGCTCAGTTGGGACGTTCGACTGACACCACTCGCACTCGCAGTCAGGTTCATCGTGCCACATTATTACGGCGGGCGATTCCGAATCACAGCATATGCCGCCGGGCATTCCGCATTCGGTGCATCTGGCCTCATCTCCGTCATAGGCGTAGCCCTCTTCGGCTGTCGTGCGTATCTCCGCGAGTCCTCCGCAGTTGTCGCACTGGTCATGCGACCACGTCACCCAATCAGTCGAACAAGGCGGCGCAGCCGACCCCTCCAGCCCTTGGTTGATGTCTGTTTTGTTATCGTTCATTTTGTTTGTGTGTTTGGTTAGGTTGCCGGATCATTGCGGCGGCTTCGGCGTTGGTGAGTCTGATTGGTATTTCGACGGATTTTCCACGGTTCGCGCACCACTTCGGCCCTTGGCACCAGTCGCCGTCGTAGAGTGCCCAGAAGCATATCGGGCAGCGGGTGCCACGATAAGCCGAACAAGGCACGGCAGGGCAACCGCCATGAGCGGCGGAGTTCTGCGCGGGATTGGAGTCGATTTCGCTCATATGGGGCTTATTGGTTGATGATGGAGTTTTGCTCATGGTCTTTATTTTCATGGATGCGTTGCTTTTTTATGATGGAGCAAATCGTGCTTGATGATCCGGGCCCGGCATTCGGCGGTCCGCTTGGTGTAGCGGAGCCACTCGATTCCGGCGGCTTCAAGGAAGGGCTCTTTCATTTTTGACGGGAGAGTTCCTCGACGGCGTGCAGTAAGTTGTAGACCGCATATTCCATCCGGGTTACTCCGGCGGGCGGTTCCGTTTTGCCCTCCAGCACGTCCCTTCCGATCTGGCAGGAGAGTTGGCAGCGATGGGCGCACCATTCGGCAGTCGTTCGCGGGGCGGGCGGTGTCGTTTGTGTTTTCATAGTTGGTCTGCTCATCCAGAGATTTGCGTTGCACGTTTTTCGGCATCGGAGAGCTTCGCCCACCCGTCGATCACCCTGAAGAATTTCCTCCCTTGGCGGGCGGCTGGCTCCCGGTCTTTCTTGAGCTTGCACGCCCCGCAGTAACGGTGGAACTCGAACACGTATCCCTTGTATGCGTAGATGTTCGCCCTGGTTATTACCGTGTGGCATCGGCCTTTCTTGTCGGTTAGGAAGTGGTCGCTCATACTGCGAGTCCCAGTTCGCGTGGTTGGAGCGCCAGGCCTGCGAGCCATTGGCCCAGCGCTCTTGCTTGTCGCCCTTCGTTTGTGCCTTGCATCCATCCGGTTCCGTCCACAGATTCGACTCTCCAACGTTCGCAAATGTGGAGGCGCTCTATTTCATTGACGCGACCGACATGCACGCGTGCTCCCGTTTTTGCCCACATAGGCAAGGAGCGCCATTTCCATTTGTCCGTGCCTCCAATAAATATCACCTCGGCGGCCTGCGGGACATCGGATGGGGTCATGCCGTCCTGGACAGCTATGGCAAGTGGCCAACCGTAGCGAGCTGCGACGGGGGCGTATTTCTCCCACTTGGCCAGCGTGGCGGCTCGGTCTGCCACAACGTCTGGCACCAAAATCCACCTAGGCTTCATTCCCTGCGCCTTCACATCCGTAATCATTTTTAGCCACGCAGATTCGTCCCACGGCCTGCCGGTGGTCCATGTTGCGAATGCGTCATTGTCGAGGGCGAAAGGCATCCATGGGCGGAGCTTCGTTTTTTTCATAGCGCTGGGTCCGACCAGCCAACCGATGCGGCCATCGTAGCGCCCTGCCCAATAATGAACAATGGCCCCGCTGTTGTTGGAGGGCATGACCATGAGCTTGCGCTTCACGTCGCGGGCCATGATCTGAGCCCAATGTAACTGGGTGTTCATGGATGCGTATGCTTCCGAGAGAGCCTGGAGAGTTCATCGTGGCGCAGCGCATAGTCGGTCGTGCGGCAATCGACGTGTTTGTTTTGCCCCCTCACCAGCCGCGATGCAATCCGCACATCGACTACCTGCCAGTGGTCTGGTGAATGGTTAGTGGTGATGACGGTCCATTTGCCCAGGCGGCTGTGCAGCAGTCCATGGAGCAGGCCCACGGTGGCCGGGGTCTGGTGCTCCGCTCCGATGTCATCGACGATCAGCATCGGCACGTCCACGGCGTAGCGCAGGCGGGAAGCCATGTCCTCCCTGGCTTGGTAGCGGCGGCAGAGGTCCACCCAATCCATCCAATGGCCCCCGGTCTGGCCTTGGATTTGACGGGCAAGGTGCGTTTTCCCGGTGCCGGGGTGTCCCCAGAACGTCAGCCAGTAGGGAGCATCGCGGGATTTTACGGCGCGCAGGAAGTCACCAGCATTCGTTCCCATCCTCGTCAATACTGGGTCCTCGAATGTCTTCCAGTCGATTTTGACCGTAGCCAACGGCGGTGGCGTTGAGGCTGGGCCGGTTTGCTGGCAGGGGTTCCACATTGCGGGTGACAGTCGGGCGATTCGGTCTGCTATCGTTTCCATGGGAGGTTGGTTTGGTTAGGGTTAAGAGGTAGTCGGCGGCGCGTTCGGTTTCGGCATGCCAGTTATTCAAAAGCGTCAGGGTATCCCGCCGGTAGTATTCCCAGCCGGAGGCCCTGGCTTTGGCGAAGATGGCGAGGTCTGCCTCTGCGGTGGCGGCTGGGATAGCCAGCTTGCGGTATGCGGCGATTTCTTTGGCCGTCCAGGGCGTTGACTCCCTCCGGGAAAAAAGTGACCGGAGGGGAATGGCGATGGCGTCGGGGATGGCTGGGATCGGCTTGTTGTGCGGGGGTCTGCCGTTCGGGCCGCTGCCCTCGCGTCCTGGATCGTCGTTTAAAGCGAAACCGGCTATCTCTGGCGCGTTTGAATTGCCTTCCGGGATGACCACAGCGGAAGAGCGTTTTGAGCTCTCTAAAGCGCCGTTTCCGTTGATCTGCCTCCCAGCCTCGCGTGTATGCGCACCCGCGCTTATGCTCCCGGGTGTGGGGGCGGGGAGAGGGGGATGCAAGGGGGAGAGGGGAGGGGGCGAGGGGGGCGTTACTTGTGTGACGCTTTGTGACGTCACAGTGACGCTTTGTGACGGTTTTTCGTCACATGTGACGGTTTGTGACGCCTTCCTCT